TACAAGTTTTTGCCGTTTTGGATGCGCAATAAGGGTCCGAAGCAGACTACGGACCATCAACTTAAGATGGTGTTTGAGAATGAGTCGGCGATTGAGTCTTTGCCTAGTGGTTCTGACCCTGCTCGTGGTGAGTCGGTTTTTGCGGTGTTTGTGGACGAGTGGGCGTTTTTGCCGAACCCCGAGGAGGCGTGGGCTTCTATTGAGCCTATTGCTGACGTTGGTGGTCGGGTGATGGGTCTTAGTACCGCTAACGGGTCTGGTAACTTTTTTCACCAGTTGTGGGTTGGTTCGCAAACTGGAGCGAACAAGTTTACGGGCATTTTCTATCCGTGGAATGCTGATGGTGAGCGTGGCGATGACTGGTATGAGGATAAGTCACGGAATATGGCGCAGTGGCAGTTGCATCAGGAGTATCCTCGCAGCCCTGATGAGGCGTTTATTAAGTCTGGTAATCCAGTTTTTGATATTGATTTGCTTGCGTCTTTGGATGTGATGGAACCTGATGTTGGCTATTATCACGAATATGCGGATGGTTCTCAGACGTTTATATTGTCGGATGATGGCGAGTTGTCTGTGTGGTCTGCCCCAGACCCCGAGGGTGTTTATGTGATTGGGGCTGACGTTGCTGAAGGTTTGCAGCACGGCGATTATAGTTCTGCTCATATTATTAACGCTAGGAATGGTGATGTGGTTGCGCATTGGCACGGTCATTTGGAGCCAGATTTGTTTGGTGAACATTTGGCGTTGTTGGCGTGGTGGTATAACGGGGCGTTGTTGGGTATTGAAAACAACAACCACGGTTTGACCAGCCTGAAGGCTGCTCAACGGTTGGGGTACCGCAACCTCTATAGGACTCGTAGGTTGGACCGTATCCGTTCGGATGCTACGGAGCAGTTGGGTTGGCGTACAACTACCACCAGTAAGCCGTTGATGATTGACGAACTTGTTGCCGCTATCCGCAACGAGGACATTTTTTTGGTGTGTGAAAAGACGATTGCGGAGTTGCGGACGTTTGTCCGCAAATCTAATGGGCGTATGACTGGCAGCCCGTACGATGACCGCACTATCAGTTTGGCTGTCGCTAACCAGATGCTGAAATATGTGTGGTTGCCTGAGTATCAGAACCCGAATGTTGTTCCCAAAAACAGTTTAATGTGGTGGGAATCCCATATTATGGGTAATGCAACCGTTTCTAGGGTGCCTTTGGGGGCACATAACATTAGGGTTGACCGCCGTTTCTAGTTTTTGGGGAACAAACGGGTCATAATTGTATGAATTTAGTTTGCAAAACCTGTTCTAGGGGCTTTGTTGTTGACGAGTTGCCTCGCAGGGGTGCCGTTTGCTTCGGTTGCCACATAAAAACTGTCCGTTTGGGGTTCACTCAGGGCAAAGAGGAGTTTCACGGACCGACCATCAAGGAACGTGCCGATAAGGCTATTTCTGATGCTCGGATTAACGGTTATGACCCCCAACCTGTTGGGACACGTTGGGTTTGATGTATGGAAACCATACTGGTTCCGATTGTCGTCGCCTTAATCGGCGGACCGTTGGTTGTGGTTATTCAGAAGTTGCGTAAGGAAAACAGTGACCAGCACGCCGAGGGGCGTGCATTGTTGGAACGTGTCGCAGACAAGGTGGATGGTGTGGCAACGAAATTGGATGAACATATTGGATGGCATAAAGGTAGGGGCAAGTAATGGCACGGAAATCAAACTTTGACCGTTTGACCAGTTATCGCAAGAAATTGGAAACCTCCAAGAGGTGGCGCAAGGAGGAGGGATTTGACCAGATTTGGAAGCGTATGAGCGACCTGTATCGTGGTCGCCATTATGAGTATTACAGTGACGCTGACCGTTTGCTGGTGAACATTTGTTTTTCCACGGTGAATGTTATTGTCCCCAGCGTTTCGGTGAACTATCCGAAGATTACGGTGAATGCCGTCAAGCCCGAGCAGGCTGCAGAGGCGGTTATTGCTGAGGCTGTGGTGAACTATTGGTGGAGGCATCAGAACATTAAGGACGAGTTCAAGAACGCCGTTAAGGATATGGTGATTTTTGGTCACGGCTGGATGAAGGTCGGCTATAGGTATGTTGAGGAGGAAGTTGTCCCTGATGAGGACGATTCGGAGAATGTCCCCGATAATCAGGTGACACCTCAGACGATTGTTTTGGAGGACGCTCCGTTTGCGGAGCGTGTGTCGTGTTACGATGTGTTTGTTGACCCAGATGCAACGTCCCCGAAGGATATGCGTTGGATTGCTCAACGTATTCGCCGTCCGCTGGCTGAGGTGCGTAGTGACAAGCGTTACAACAAGTCTGCCCGTGAGTCTGTTGCTACGATGGCGGTCAGCCGTTATGCAGACGACCCTTCGGTTCGTAAGATTCGTGACAAAGAAGAAGGTTACGCCGAGATTTGGGAGTTTTACGACATCAAGAATCGCACGATGTCTGTCTTTGCTGAAGGCGGAGACAACTTCTTGGTGAAGCCGATGGCGATGCCGTATGCGTTCGGGCATCCGTTTGTTATGTTGCGGGATTATGATGTGCCCGACCAGTTTTATCCGTTGGGTGAACTTGAGGCTATTGAGCCGCTTCAGAAGGAACTGAACGAGACTCGCACCCAGATGATGAACCACCGTAAGCGGTTTGCCCGCAAGTGGCTATATAAAGAGTCGGCGTTTGACCAGTTGGGTCGTACTGCGTTGGAGTCCGATGAGGACAACGTGATGGTGCCCGTTATTGGCGATGACGCTATTGGGAATGTTATTTCGCCGATGCCTGCGGTTATTAACCCGCCCGATTTCTATAATCAGTCCAATGTTATTTCGGCTGACATTGACCGTGTTTCGGGTGTTTCGGAGTTTATGCGGGGTGGCGTATCGGAGATACGCCGTACCGCTACCGAGTCGGCTTTGATGCAGGATGCGGCTAATGCCCGTACGGCTGACAAGTTGGCAACCGTTGAGCGGGGTATGGCTGAGGTTGCTCGCCGTCTGGTGAAGTTGGCTCAACAGTTTATGACTGGTGAGCAGGTTGCTCGTATCGTTTCCAAGAACGGTGACCCCGTGTGGGTTAAATATGACCGTGACTATTTGGCTGGCGATTTTGACTTTGAGGTTGTCGGTGGTTCTACGCAGCCTGTGAACGAGTCGTTCCGCCGTCAAACCGCCCTGCAGATTGTGGACGCTATGGCTCCGTTTGCTGCTGCTGGGGTTATTGATATGACGAAACTGGCTGGCTATGTGCTGCAGTTCGGTTTCGGTGTGAAGTCCCCTGAACAGTTTATGCAGTCTGCTCCGCCCCCACAACCACCTGCGGGGCAGGCTGCTGAACTTGGTATGGGTGGGGTGCCCATCCCGCCTGCTAGTCCGAACCCGACCGTCCCTCAGCAGGCTGAGGCTGGTATGGCGGGTTTTGAGCAGGGTATGACCCTCTAGGGAACAGCCCCCTCTTAGGGTAGAGCAACCATTTAGGACTCTGGGAGAAAAAAACAATGAGCGATGAAATCGCAGTATCGTCAGCAGCGGACACCAACACTGGTGCAACCACGGAAGCAGAGACGACACAAGCAGCAGTAGAAACACCAGTTTTGCCTGTTGATGAGTACGCCAATTATGTGGTACCCATCAAGGTGGATGGTGAGGAACTTAAGGTTCCGCTTTCTGAAGCGTTGAGCGGTTATCAACGGCAAGCAGATTACACTCGTAAGACGCAGGAATTGAGTGAGCAGAGGCAGCAAGTAGAATTCGCCTCGGCTATTCATTCGGCGTTGGAGCGTAACCCTGAGGCTACTATTGACCTACTTGCTAGGCATTATGGCATCAGTCGTCAGCAGGCTGTTGATATGGTTAACGAAACTGCGACGGATGAGCCGTTGGACCCAGTTGACCAGAAATTCCGAGAGATGGAGCAGCGAGTTGCTTCGTTTGAGGAGTACCAGTCTCAGCAACAGATTGAACGTGAAATAGCGTCTCTGCAGGCTAAATACAGCGATTTTGACGTAGCCGAAGTGGTCAACACCGCACTTCGTCTCGGCTCAACAGACCTTGAGGGCACATATAAGCAACTTATGTTTGACAAAATGTTTGACCGTCAGCGTCTGGAATCGGAAGCACAAAAGAAGAAGCAGGAAACTGAGGCTGCTGTTGTCGCCGCAAAGCGACAAGCGGCAGTGGTTTCTGGTGGCTCCAATCCTAGTGCGTCTGCTACCAGCGAAGGCAGTCAACCAATTACAAACATTCGTGACGCTTGGGATGCCGCAAAACGTCAACTCGGTGCGAACTAACAACCTACAAACTTTTTCCTAGGAGGACAAAGTGTCTAACCCAAATTTTGATGCGTTGCTCAGCACTACGCTGGCAAACTATCGTGACCAACTGACGGATAACGTATTCACGGCTCGCCCGTTGACCTACTTCCTTCAGGACAAGGGTCGTATCCGTATGCTTAACGGCGGAACCAAGATTGTTGAGCCGTTGATTTACGGCACCAACAGCACTGTTGCGTCGTACAGTGGCTACGATTCGTTGTCGCTGACCCCGCAGGCTGGAATCACGGCTGCTGAGTACGATTGGAAGCAGTATGCTTCCACCATCGCAATCAGCGGTATTGAGGAAGCCAAGAACAACGGTGAGCAGGAAATCATTAACCTGCTGGAAGCCAAGATTATGCAGGCTGAGGAGTCAATGCGTGAAGGCTTCAACCAGATGTTCTTCGCCGATGGAACTGGCAACAGTGGCAAGGACTGGAACGGTCTGGGCAACATCGTTGAGGCTTCGGGAACCGTTGGTGGTATCAACCGTGCAACCGCTGGTAACGAATACTGGCGTTCGTACGAGGAGAACACCGCTGGTGCGTTGACGCTCGCCCAAATGGCGACCGCCTACAACACCGTTTCGGTTGGTAACGACCACCCAGATATGATTCTCACGACTCAAACCCTGTTTGAGAAGTATGAGGCACTTCTGGTTCCGAACCTTCGTTTCACTGACACCAAGACTGCAGATGCTGGTTTCCAGAACCTGCTTTACAAGGCTGCTCCAGTGACTTACGATGTTCACTGCACGGCTGGCGTTGTGTACTTCCTGAACAGCAAGTACCTGACGCTGGTTGGTCACTCTGGCAAGTGGTTCGCACAAACTTCGTTTGTGCAGCCTGAGAACGTGGATGCACGTTACGCCCTGATTCTGTGCTACGGCAACCTTACTTGCCGCAACGCCAAGAAGCAAGGCAAACTCACTGCCAAGACTGCCTAATTAGGTAGCAGCATATTCGGGTGGCGGGGGCTTAAATCCCCGCCACCCGAACCCAAACTGGAGTTTTATGCCCAAAGTTAACGGTAAAGAGTTTTCTTATAGTCCTGCTGGTATTGCGGCTGCTGCCGCATACCGCAAACTGTCTGGCAAAGACAAGGACGAGAATCAGAAAACTATTACCAAGGCTGAAGTGTTGCGGGATATTCCGCAGCCACGGTCTGGTGAAACCCAAGGTGCTTTTGT